CCCTTTATGGATTCTAACGCGCCCTTGAGCCAATCCGGAAGTAACTTCCATATCTCTCCAGCTAGCCACGAGAAGCCCTTCTGTATGAAGCCCAGGGGATCCTTGAGGAAGTCCTGTAACCCCTTAACGAATGCATCCCAGGCCTGTTGCATTCCCTGAATGGCTCCCTTCAACCAATCGGGTAGTAGTTTCCAGATCTGATCCGCTAGCCAAGAGAAGCCCCTTTGGATGAACCCTAGCGGGTCTTTGAGGAAGTCCTGTAGCCCTTTCACAAAGTTATCCCAGGCTTGCTTTAATCCCTCTATGGCATCCTTGAGCCAATCAGGGAGTAGATCCCACAGCCACTTTGCCAGGTTCTGAAAAGCCTTTGAGAGGGTGCCTATCGGATCTGCAAAGAAGTTCTGTATAGCGCTCGCTATGCTACCCAGGAAGTCGGCTATGGGCTTGAAGATGTTTCCGAAGACCGCGCCTAGCATGTTAGGCAAGTTAGCTATCGCATTTACGAATCCCTGGAATGTGGCTCCTAGATCCTGTAGCCTCTTGGTGGCCTCACCGATCCAATCGCTGATACTAGCTAACGCGCTCCCCATCGCCTCCTGTAGCCCGCTGAGGCTATCGCTTAGCCATGCTTGGAGACCTGAGAGCGCATCGCCTAGCGCCTTTAACGCTCCTCCCAGAGTCTCGGTTACTTTCCCTAGTTGCTCTACAATCCAGTTACACACACCCTCTAGCGCACCGCCTAGCCACGCCTGTAAGTTCCCTAGTAGACCTCCTATGATATCCGGTAGCTGTGTTATGCCTGATATTATTGTGTTCACAGCGTTAGTGAGCGCTGTGGAGATGCCCGCTAGCGATTGGCTGATACCCGCCAGGACTCCAGAAAGCCAATTCTGTATGCCAGATATCGCTCCAGTTACTGCGTTTATGATTGTGCCAGGTAATCCCGCTAAGGCGTTCATAATAGAGGCAAGGCCACCCGATAAGGTGCTAGTTAAGCTTGCTAGCGATTGGCTGATACCCGCCAGGACTCCAGAAAGCCAATTCTGCAAGTTAGATATGAGTCCCCTTACCGCGCTACTCACCGATTCCACTATACCCGAGATTGTGTCCTTAATGGTGCTCACCGCTGATTGTAGGAAGTTCCAAATAGTGGAGGGGAGGTTGGCCAGGGATTCTAGGATAGTTGATAGTGATGTGCTCAAATCTGATATTAGCGTGGAGATCTGCCCCAGGGTGGCTGATATGCTATCCGCTATACTAGTTAGATTGGATTTAATCCAATCTACACCGCTGGCAATGGTAGAGATGAATGGCTTTATGACTGTCTCCCAGATGCTGCGGAAGATGCCATCCACCGTGCTCGCAAACCATGATGTTAGGATACTTAATTGATCTTGGAACCAATCTTGGATTTGGCCAATGGGATCCATGACGCCCGCCAGGCTGGAGGCTAGCGCCTCCAGGTCTAGCTCATCGAAGGAAAGGATGAGCGCCTCACGTAAATCCACAGATCTCAGAGCCTTAGCGCTAAGTCGTGAAACATCAACATTTTTGAGTAGTGACACAAGGTGATGGATCTCCTCTGGCGTGAATGGCTCCCACTCTAGCCTATCCATGTCTATTCCGCTCCTAGATATAAGCTAATGTAAGAAAAAAACTAGAGTTAGGTGTGTGGTGTCACTCCACCTTTTCAAAGGGCAAGGTGTAACCTGAGATGATAGCAAGTTGCATCTTGGCTATCTCCACCCGTAACTTCTGCCTAAGCTCCTCCTTGTTAGCCACGTCTAGGCTGAATGGCCTAGATCTATAGCCACCGTACTCCACGATGCAAGTGACCCTGTAGCGGGTGGCACCATCAAAGCGCTTATACTTCTTTGTCTCGGGGAGATAGACTAGGGCACCATCTAGCTCCACCACGACTGGTGGTATCTCTACCTCTATCCTCCTAGCGCTCATGTTCTAGGAGCCCTCGGGAGCCTCTTCACGAGTCTATGGAACTTCCACACGGATTTGACTACGGCCTTTGCAGCCCTAATCACTTCCTTAAGCTCGGGGGATAACTCATCTACAGACTCCTCAGCTACCGCTAGGGCGTAACTCAGTTCCTGCGCTGATTCAACTAACTCGCCTAGAGCGTTCATTACCTCTTTTTCCTCCTCGGTTAGCTCTCTAGCTTGCGTAGCAGGCCTGGGAGCTGTCACAGGAGTGGGCGTTACTTGTGTGGTCACAGGTTTCACCTTGCTACTAGACTTTTTAGATTTTCTCTTGGACATCGCTTGATACGTTACACCATATTGATATAAAACTAGCGTAGAAGGGTCTCGAAGCGTGGATACACCTTCCACGCATCGAAGGCTCGCGCCCGCTTCATGCATAGCTCCCTTAGCTCATCTCTTCGCCTCTTCACCTCCTCCTTAGCTTGGATGAGGATATCGGCAAACTCGTTTGGATCGTATAGGTGGTGCTCATACATGATGCCCCCCATGATGCTCTCATCGCCTCGATGGTTCTCCACCATTCGCACGGGCACTCTAAAGGATGTATTTGCATCCGTTATTTCCGAGAGATAGATCGCAGGCACCGTAGAGGGCTATGATATTACTGCGGGGTGCCTTGCCAAACCAATCTAACGTGATGACGTTCTCGCAACCTGCGTAGGCTGCTAGGCCATCATCCTTTGTGGCCACCACGAATTTAATAGAGCCATCCTTTTGTGCCACTATTCTACAAACCTCGGCAAAGTATGGGTGACCCTTTCGCGGGTAATCCGCTGCGATGTAGGCCACTACGAAATCATTATCAGAGAATCCTAGCTTGCTACGCATGGCTCTCCCGAGGGAGCGTGCTAAGCCATATTCCTCTAGCTTTATCCCGTGAGGCACGACTGCCACCACCTTAGCCCCAGCCTCGGCTAGCTTCTTTCTCACGTACTGTGAGCACGCTACATACTCCAAGTCACGCACTATCCACTCCCTGGCCCACAGACCCCAGGGCTTGCCCTCTATGGTGGCGTAGAATAGAGAGCGCACGCCATTAATCCTCATCTGCCGTGTGATAAAGAAGTAAGGCGTAGCCCACACCACATCAAACGTCATCACCGTTAGCCAAGAGTCGTATCGCCTGTAGTATGTGGTATCCACAGAGGCGAAGAGGTGTATATCCACGACATGACCCTTGCCCCGCAGCACCTCTGCTATTGTATTCGCTACATTCTGCAAGCTCACGGATCTATCAGATGTACAAATGCCTATCCGCACATGGGAGAGGGGGAAAGAGAGGTAAAAAAGATTATTTTACACGCTTCCCCCCGCCTTACCCCGCTCTAGTAGGGCGGGAGGACACCGATCACAGTCTTCACTATCTCATCTAGTATCGTGGGATCGAGGTTGTGGGCAGTCACATACTTCTGCTTGAGGCCGCTTATCGTGGCGTTCAGGGTGGCACCGCTGTGGCTAAAGGACTCCTGTACTATCTCCTCGGCAAAGGCGTAGTAAGCACCATGCAAGCCAGTTGGCACGCCCTTGCTCTCTAGTATGTTCCTAGTGGCCTCTACTGCATTGTAAATTGGTGAGGAGCCCGCCTGGTAGCGTAGATCCATCAGCTCCTTTACAGCGGTTATCCTGGAGGTCATCGTGGTGGCGTCGGGGTACTTAACGCCATACTTCCTATATCGTTCCGAAACCCGATTACGAGGGACAGGCATACCCTCTCACCCCCCTACCCAGCTATCAGGGCTGCTATCTTATCGAGCACCGCAGGATCGCAACCCTTGGCCACGAACTCAGCCTTCAAGCCCTCTATGAAGTTCTGGAGAGTGGTGCCGCTGTGGCTCCAAGCGGCCTTTCTAGCCTTCTGGGCAAACGCGAAATAGACGCCCTGCTGTCCCGCAGGCACGCCCGCAGTCTCCAAAATATTCCTAGTTAGTTCAATGATAGCAGCCATCGCGCTAGAGCCCTCCAGGAATCTCGGTAGTGCTATGTCCTTTGAAGCCGCGTACCTAGCGCCCATTACGTCTGGAGGCGTCTTCGCTGTGAACTTCTCAAACCTATCCTGTAATGTCTTCGGTGGACCCGCCATCGCCTGATGTGTCCCGCTTGGTTAATATATTCATTAGAGTGGGTAAATATTAGTGTAACCACACCCCCATTTTTGGGGGGTGTGGTGAAAGGTATATAAGCACTCATTCCCTGGCTATCATGATGGATAGGAATAATGAATACGTGTTGATTCTCAGAAAAGCGATGCATCAGGTAACTAAGTACGCGGATTATGTTGCTAGACGCTTGCAACAGCAAGGGATAGTGGTGGAGGTTAGCTCTAGCGAGAGGATCTCCCCGCCTGGCACACCGCCTGCGGTCTCTGTGCTAATATCATTTACACTAGTTTCAGCCGAGGAGGGGGCTATCCGTAAGCTACGCAAGTATGCCCACGACAGGAGTGGCAAGGGCAAGAAGTTAGCGAGAGTGGAGGAGGAAGTTTTAAGTGTCGATGAGAGAGTATTAGGCGAGTATGAGCGTGGAGGTGAGGTTGAGGCTACCTAAGCGCTTATTTGATCTCCTGGAGAGGAGGGCAAAGGAGCGCGATATGACCCTGCAAGATTTAATAATCGTTACCCTGGCTAGGATCCTGAGGGAGGGTGGGAGAGTTGCAAGCTAGGATGCCCCTCATGAATGCCCTAAATAAGCTGTTTCACGGCACCCCCCTCCACAGGGAGAAGCTGGAGGCGTACTCCCTACTGAGAGACTTGGCCTCTGAGGTGGCCGCTGGGAGGGTTAGCGATGAAGAGGCGGAAAAAATGATCAATGGCGTGGCGCAAACCATAGCTGCTTTATTAAGTGCGCAAGGCAAGGTGATGACTGTGGAAGAGGTTTATAAGAGGATTAGGGAGGCGTTTGACGCTGAGGTGAACACGCAGAGGCTAGCGGCACTCAGGAGCGAGCTTGCTAGGAGGATTGCTGAGAGGATAAAGAGCGGGGGTTTTTAGATACGGATATTTTTTCCCCAAAGGGTGGGGGTGCTATCCTAGAATTAAATACGCTTCGCAAGGTAGTTGATGGATTACTAGATGCGCCGCTTAGCTCGGAAGTGGTGACATCGGTGGATGGCATTGCCTCTATCCTCCTCACCGTTAAGTGGGAGAAGGTAGTAGCCAAGGCACTAACTCACACGGTGAAAAGCGTAGCCTCTATTAAGAATGAGAAACCCCATGCCTTGCCACCTAGGGTCTTCCGTCACTACATTAATATCAGCCTCTTAAAGTACGTATTCGGGGCTGTGGCCTCGTATTTCTCCTTGCCCCAGAGCTATCGCCTGTCGGTTCACCTATTCGCTAAGATGCTATTCTATCGGATAGATGAGATACCTAGAGAGCTGTGGATTGATTACCTAGCCCTGATGATCCGCGTGGGGATGATTAAGTTCAAGCTACCCGAGCAAGTGGCGAGAGTGGTGGCGATAATGGCGGCACAGCTACGACTAGCATTAGAAGATTGCTATGACATGCTACTAGAGCTTGGAGAACTTCTAGCAGAGCGCTACGGGTTATTAAAAAGAGATTGAAAAGATCTACTCTAGATCCATTATCTTTAGTATTGCTAGCTTGATAACATCATTCAAGGTCTTTCTACTCTTAGAAGTGCCATCGTAGGTTCTAACGGCGCTTTTTAGCTCGCTCAAATCCACGTTCAACCTACTCTCCACTTGCTCTATAGTCTTCATTAGGCGCTTGCGATTCTCCTCACTTGGATTCCCCCTAAACTCTCCAGCGCTCATCACCATTTTCGTTATGTACCAGGCAACTTTATCGGTGGGAGGGCGCTTCTTAGTGTCTCTCCTAGAGGCTCTATAAACGCTCACCATCTCCACAAGAACCTTCCACATAGCCGTGCCCCTCATTCTTGCTACCTTAGCAATCTCACGATACACGTTCTCGGGCACGTTTATCCTCCTCCAGTTCATGGCTCTCGTGTCTTATTGTACCAGCGTGGTATAAAAGGGTTGTGGTGGCTGGCGGGATAGCGTATGCAAATGCATACTTTATGTCTAGCTAAGGATATATAGACTGGCATTCGATAGTTTAGCACGATGA